GGCGCCACAGGCCCCATGCAGGTCATCGCTCGTTATTGGTGCGCTGACCGCCGAGGGCAGTGGGAGGTCAACGGTGAGCACATCGTCGAGGGCTGTGACCTCGTTGAAGCTGGCGTCAGGGCGCTCGCCTATCACCTCGCGCGGCGCCCTGTCGGTGGAGCGCTCATCGCCTATGGAGGCACACGCACCTACGCTGATCGCGTGTTATTACTAGCGACAGCCATTGGACACATTGACGGAGAATGACCTTGAACCGACCCACGCGACTCATCGAGTCACATCGCACCATCGACCAGACGATCCCTCATCAGCTCATCGTCTCAAAGCTCCTCGGCGCGATTATCTGTGACCCAGCCCTGCGCATCATCCGCACTGATGATGCCGCTCGCCCATTCGTCACGATGACCGACATGCTCTCAGACCTGCGGGGCGCTGCTGACCTCGCTGTGTCGTTCGATGGCTCGTTCAAGTATGGTCTCCTCATCGAGGTCAAGACCACCACCAAGCAGGCGCGTGGCAACCTCGCCTTGTTCAACGAGGTCACCAACAGCGACCGCAACATGACTCAGCTCGGGCGCCTCGCTCACGCTGCGCCCCTCTGGTGGTATGTCATCGTCAACACCTCCAAGCTCACCGCCAAGACGCACGAGGAGCATGAGTTGGCGCTCCTCGACTGTCCCGCTGTGCTCATCGAAGGTCATCGAGGCGACACGCGCCCCCAAGAGGTGACAGGCTTTGAGCGCTTTGGACTCCTGCTCAACAAGCTCTATGAGCTCCTGCCCGACATCTCAGTCACGCGCACCGAGACTCAGCTCGCGCTCCTGCCTGTTGATGATGTGCCTGTGGTCACGATGAATCAGCCCCTCCGCATGCCGACTCTCGCACCGGTCGCGCCTCAGCCTGCGCCTGAGCCTGCGCCTGAGCCTGCGCCTGTGCCTGCGCCTGTCGCAGAGGTGGAGCCTGCGCCTGTCGCAGAGATGGAGCGCGCCCTGCCGAACGAGCATGTGATCCCAATGTTCGAGGCCGTTCATCGCGAGATGACTCTGCTCGGTGGGATCGAGGCAGTGTTGGATAAGTTCCCCGCCGAGGTGGTCAACGAGTTCAACACTCTCATCACTTTGAGCGGAGAGCAGCGCATCAGTGTTTGTTCGCTTCGCCCTCAGCGCCTTTTCGTCAGGAACCAACTGCATCTGACGACAACGGGCGCGCTCGTGCTCGCTTGGCGTCAAGCGTCGTTCAAACGGTCTGCCAATGGTCAGCTTCAGCGACTGACGATGAGATCACTTCCAACCCTGCACTATCGAGTAGGCTCAGTGAAGCAAAAGCTCCACATCATCTCAGCCCTAGCTAAGAACATCAGCTAATGACCGACTTCACCCTCAACGACCTACAGCGCGCCGTCATCGGTGGTCTCCGCCGCCGAGACACCATCATCGCGGCGCGCTGTGGTTGGGGGTCAGGCAAGACTACATCTCTCATCTTCGCGCTGTGGTTCATCGCCAAGACGCGACCTGGCACCACCTCACTCCTCATCACCGACACGACGCCACGCTATAACAGCGTGCTCATGCCCGAGATCGAGAAGTGGCTCGCGCCTCGTGGATGGACCTACAACCACACGCTCCACAAGTGGACTGACACGCATTCGGGCTCATCGGTCATCTGTCGGTCGTACTATCGCCCAGGCACTCGTGACGCCTCGCACAACCCCCTAGAGGGGATCAATGTGACAAGCGGTGTGGCGTTCATCGACGAGTGTCAGACGCTTGGTCCCGAGGTGGCGCACAAGGCGCTAGGGCGTCTGCGCTCAGGTCCATCTCCCACGCTCGTCTTGGTCGGGCTCCCCGTGGTCGATGCGTGGTGGTGCAAGATGGCAGAGCAGGCGGGCCACCTCCCTCTGCTGTTCAGCTCGTATGTCAACCAAGACAACCTCTCGGCTGAGTGGTTCGAGGCGACCAAGCTCCTCCCACCTGACGAGCGCGAGGCGATGGTGATGAACCGACCGCGCCCTCCCTCGGGCTTGGTCTATAACGAGTGGAGCGAGGACACGCATGTCATCAGCGGTTGGTCGTATCGCCCTGAGATGACAGGGCGCATCGCCATCGATTGGGGCTTCCGCAAGCCAGCGGTCGTCATCATGGCGTATGACGAGGCGCTTGAGGCGACTGTTGTCATCAAGGAGATCAACCCTCAAGAGGTGACGGTGGATCAACTCGCGCGCCTCATCTTGGCGGTGGCATGGCCACGAGCTCACCAAGCCTCGGCACCTGGTCCGCGCATCTGGCTCGACACGGGGGTCGCCGACAAGGCAGGTCACGCCCGCAACGATCAGACAGGCAGGAGCGCCTTCGCTGTCCTCTCTCGCCCCATCGAGGAGGGGGGGATCGGTGTGCCTCTCCGCTCGACCACGGACCCCGTTCGCGTGGACATCCTCAACGGTGTGCAGAAGCTCAAGCGCGCCCTCGCTCGTAAGCAGTATCTTATGACCCGAGAGGCGTGGGAGGCAGGTGAGCGCGCTCTGGGCAACTCGCTGAGGAAGGCGCTGCTCTCCTATGCTTGGGACACGACTGAGCAGCCGAAGAAGGATGGGCGCGAGGACCCTCTCGACGCGCTGAGGTACGACTGCATCTTCCACTACTGGGCTGATGTGGTCGGCAGGTATCAGTCACGCGCCACGACCCTAGACAAGAGCCGTCGAAATGCGCGACCCTCCTCAGCCGTGTTCTAACACCAAGGAGGGCAACATGAGCGACCTGACCGTGACCACCATCGAGGAGCATGTAGTGCTCATCATCTTGGCGTCGGTGATCAGCTTCGGTGCCACCGAGGTCATCAAGCCGTTCGTCTCCATCTTGGCAGACGACCGTGAGCGCCGCCGCGCCATCGTGCGTCTGCTCGCCATCGTGAGCGGTGCGGTGGTCGGCTACACCCTCGGCCCCAAGTGGGTCGACATCTGGTTCGGGGCGGGCGCAGGCACGCTCAACGCTTGGCTCGTCGCCGTGCTCAAGAAGAAGGTGGAGGAGCGCCTTCATGTCACCCTCGACAAGACACCACCTCCCACCAAGCCAAGCAAGAAGCCCGAGGAGACAGACGATGAGCAGCGTTAATCATCCCCCTCACTATCACGCCCAGAGTGGCGTCGAGGTCATTGCCGCTATCGAGGCGTGGGATCTCAACTTCAACCTCGGGAATGTCGTCAAGTATGTGGCGCGCGCAGGTCACAAGCTCGACCGCCTTGAGGACCTTGAGAAGGCGCTCTGGTATCTGACGCGCGAGGTGGAGTATGCGCGCAAGGAGGAGGCGCGCCGTGCTGGTCGATGATCCGCGCCCCATCTACTGCCCCGTCTGTGGACAGCTCACAGCGGTCAAGAACGAGCGCATCGTGCCTCACCTGTCGGGCATGACGCGAGGCTACTGCACAGGCACATCGACCAAGGTCACGCACTACAAGCCAGGCGACTTCGACGCGCAAGGCAAGTGGAAGGATGATGATGAAGCCGACACACAAGACCCATGACCTGCGCGCTCGACTGCGTGAGCATGTGCCTCTTGAGCCTGAGCATGAGCTCCACGCGCAGAGCCTCGCCCTCCTCGCTGAGATCGAGGCGGCCCTCGATGAGGCTGATGTGAAGTCAGGTTGTGCCGTGCTTTGTGGTGACTCTCTCGATGTCCTCAAGACGCTGCCTGACAACTCCGTTCACGCCGTTGTCACGGATCCCCCCTACGGGCTAGGCGACACATCCCCCGCACAGGTAGCAGATTGTATGCTTGCATGGGCTCGCGGTGAGACTTGGACCCCCAAGGGCTCGGGCTTCATGGGCAAGTCATGGGATGCTTGGGTACCACCTCCCGAGCTGTGGCGCGAGGTGCTACGCGTACTCAAACCAGGAGGCCACGCAATCGTGTTCGCAGGCTCACGCACACAGGACCTCATGAGCGTGTCACTCCGCCTCGCTGGCTTCGAGGTGCGCGATACCTTGCAGTGGCTCTACGGTAGCGGGTTCCCCAAGTCACTTGACGTGAGCAAGGCAGTTGACA